GTCATCACCAAACACAAACAAGAGCAAATGATCAAAAATGCTAACGTGCTGGGGCACAAGATACCTCCATGCACGACACATATACGCCAAAGCAAGCATAGAATTATCATGGCACGTAGTAAACGTGCCAGATTTCGTATGCCCAATTGTCTGAAACACACGTCCAAGAGTGTCAACAGCCAACGCGTAAGTTTGATCAAAATACACCTGCTTCAAGTACCTGGCAGACGCAACTTTCTCTCTCATGTGCAACACACGGAGAGCACAAATGTAGTCATCCTCATCGGGGCAGCGCGTAAACTCGAAACCTCTAAAGTCGATCGTCCAAAACTTCGACCATTTAGGATCCGACATCTGTAAACGCATCTCATGCCATTCCCAGGACCACGGATTCAAACCGATCTTGATAGGTAGCACGGACCTTGACCGCTCTAATGCCTTGTCGAAAAACCGACAAAACATCCCAGACACAAGTGTATGGGCAACAGGCGATCCACAAATGGTTCGTAGCTCCCCAGCATCCAATTTGGTCTTCTTGATCAGCTCATCCTTTGGAAAAATCCTGAAAAAACACCGATTCCCAACACCAAGCTCACTAGCATCCATGTACTCTTGAGCAAGGTATTCAGGTGGCCACACTTTCACAATCTCCTCCTTTGACATATGCCTGAGTGAGTAGGGTATTCCAGGACTAGTTGTCTTGTCGAGATCATCAAACACCAACGACGGGTGCGCAATCTCAAATTCCGGCAAGACTCCCAAGTACCTTTCAACATCACCCCAACTCAAATCCATTTCAGACTTCTGCCAGTGGGCAAAACTCAACAACGCCCTCTCGGCGGCCGGCTTCACAACATCGCGGGACAATGGCGGGACAACATATGGGTTCCCAACATCAACATATTCTCTGAGATCTGGATCAACAGAGAAAGAAGAATGAGGGTTAGCAATAGCTGCCTTCGCATGTGCAACCACGGAAATGTCACCGGTCAACACAATCGGTCCGGGACACCTCAGAGACATCCACAGGGTCTCAGGGTGTCCCCCGAAGAGTTTACCCACAGCGACGATAGGTTGTTCAAAACATCAACTTCTCTAGTCGCCAAGGCGAACATCACATTTTTGTTGGCTGATCGATCAGCTCCCTGATGTATCCCAACAACTTTTCCATCATCAGCACTGAAAACAGGCGCACCTGAATCCCCAGGCTGAGTTGTACAGTTGTGGTAACACCGCAAAGAGTCAAGAACAGACAACTCCCCTGTCGAAACATTCCGATGCTGATCCCTGACCATCACTCGACCACCACTTGGCGAGATCCGGACAAGTGCCTGCCTCGGAGGATTCCAATTAGAGAGTCCAACAAGTCGAATGACCACCATCCCATCACTCCCATGCACACCAAAATCCTTGATGCGATCTTTGGGAACAAGAATGGGGCCCTTCGGAGTATCAACGAAGACATCATGAGCAACAAACACATGCTTCACTGAGAGCAAAAATCCGCTCCCAACATGCACTGCCAAACCCACAACACCACCGTCAACATCTTTCAATTCGATCACTGAAGAAACATCAACACTTGCATGTCCTGGAACACGCCGCTCATGCTTGACAGGAGGCTTCTGAGGCTTTGACCCCTTAGCTTTATTCTCACTTTGTCGAGCCGCGAGCTCTTTCAATTTCTTTTCAGTAACTGCATGGAGTTCATTTTGGAAATCCTGAAACTCTTTGCCACTTTGCTCCTGCTTTTTGAGCTGAAGTTCTTCATTCTGGCAAATCAGGCAAGTTCCATCATGAGTGATAACCTCAAACTGGAGTGTTTCACACTTCTGACAGTTCCAAGCACCACTTCGGTAGCAAGTCTCAAGCCAGCCTTTCACAAGCTCGCCTGTCTTATCCTCAATTGTCTCTTCCGCCACCCTGAAACTAAAACCACTTGGCGTGGTCTTGTCCAGAACAACAAACAAATTGGGATCAGTATCAGCCATCGACCGCAGCTTGTCGACAGCCAACATTCCTGGCTCACCACCTTTACTCCTCATCAAATCATCAAGAAACCTCTGTGCATTCGCACGATCCTCCTTTGTCCTCAAACGGTGGAACTTGTCGTAGAGCTCTCGCCAAAGCGATTTCACATTCAAACGACTACCACCAGAGGCACCCCGCACAGCCCGCTTCATGAAGCCCTTCGACTTCTTTGCAGACTTATGACGAGAAGGATGCGCTGTAGCACCTGGTCCCTTGTTCGATCGCCCTTCACGAGTGATCGTTTCTTCCACCAGCTCTTCAGCTGGCTCATCTTCATCATCCTCTTTCTCCTCCTCATGCTCTTCCTTAACCTTGGGATCATCACTAGACGAG